TCTAAGATGGGATTGAATATCAAAACTGGCGATGTGCAAGCAGAAGGTGCAGGCATTAGTCCTAGATTGATTGAACTGGCTCGTCAGATTCAAGGCGGCGTACCAGGATTCAATTATTTCAGTGCATTCAACGACAAGTTCCATCAAGAAAAAGCCCCCAGCAGTCAGCATGCCAAAGGCCTAGCACTAGACTTTACTGTGGCACAACAGCCTAGCAAGGAAGAAGGCAAGGCCATCACTGATTGGCTCAAAGGCCTAGGCGCCAGTTTGGCCATTGATGAATACAACAATCCCAGTTCAAAATCCACAGCAGGGCATTTTCATGCACAAATTCCTGCCTTTGAAGAAGGTGGAATGCTGGGTGCAGGCAAAGTGGGCATTGCAGGCGAGGGTGGCAAACCAGAATTGATATCTGGTCCAGCTAGTATTACACCAATGAATGACCTAATGGGTGCATTGAACAATCTCAATGCTGTGATGGAACGCAGCCATAGCACACTGTCTGAAATTGCTAAAATCAGCAAAGCCACCAGTGACTCAAGCGCCAAGATGCTGTCGTATGCACAGAACTAACGGTAAATAAACAACCATGGCAGAACAAAACAAATCCGGCTGGAAAAAGTATTTCAAAGTAGCAGACACGTCTGGAGTGATGAGTCCAATTTCGGGAACCAATCAGTTTGGGTTTCCAGGATACGGCAAGAACGATGGCGGAATGGGCAACACCAATGAGTTTGGATTCCGCAACTATGCCAGCAGACTGCCAGAAGTTTACTCTGGTCACCCCAACAGAATTGAACGTTATAACCAGTATGAGAACATGGACATGGACTCAGAAATCAATGCCTGTTTGGATATCATTGCAGAGTTCTCCACACAGCTAAACGAACAGAACGGCACGCCGTTTGAAATTGACTATCAAGACAAGCCAACAGACCATGAAATAGAAATCATCCGCAAGCAAATGAAACAGTGGGTGAAGCTGAACAAGCTGGACCAGCGCATATTCAAACTGTTCCGCAACACCATCAAGTATGGTGATCAAATCTTTGTGCGTGATCCAGAAACATTTGAAATGATGTGGGTGGACATGAGCAAGTTGGCTCGTGTGATTGTGAACGAATCAGAAGGCAAGCGTCCTGAACAGTATGTGATCCGTGACATCAATCCCAACTTCCAAAATATGACTGTGGCAGCAAAGACCACCACAGACTACATGACCAATCCAGTTACTGGATCAATTTCAGGCAGCTCTAACTATACCATGCCTAATGGCGGCACAGGTGGCGGTGTGGGAAACAGTCGCTTTATGACTGCCATGAACGAAGTTTGTCTAGACGCCAAGCACGTGGTGCATATGAGTCTGAACGAAGGTTTGGACACGTTCTGGCCATTTGGCAAAAGCATCTTGGAAAACATCTACATGGTGTTCAAACAAAAGCAACTGCTTGAAGATGCTATCCTAATCTATCGTGTGCAACGTGCTCCAGAGCGTAGAATTTTCAAGATTGATGTGGGTAACATGCCGTCACACTTGGCCATGCAGTTTGTGGAACGTGTGAAAAACGAAATGCACCAGCGCAGAATTCCCACTGTAACAGGTGGCGGAAACAACATGATGGACTCGAGTTACAACCCGCTATCCATCAACGAAGACTACTTCTTCCCCCAAGGTCAAGACGGACGTGGCTCATCAGTTGAAGTGTTACCCGGCGGTCAGAACTTAGGCGAAATTGACGATTTAAAGTATTTCAACAACAAAATGGCCCGTGGCCTGCGTGTGCCATCTAGCTATTTGCCCACTGGTCCTGACGACTCAGACCGTGTAACCAGTGACGGAAAAGTAGGCACAGCCCTTATACAAGAGTACAGATTCAACCAGTATTGTGAGCGATTGCAAGCACTAATTGTGCAGAAATTAGACGATGAATTCAAGATGTTCTTGAAGTGGCGCGGGTTTAATATTGACTCTAGCCTGTTTAATATCAAGTTCAATGCACCACAAAACTTTGCAAGTTATCGTCAAAGTGAACTAGATAACACTAGAATAACAGCATTTACATCATTAGAACCCTTGCCTTACATGAGCAAGCGTTTTATGCTAGAACGTTTCTTGGGTCTAACTGAAGACGAAATTCAGAAGAACGAAGAAATGTGGCGTGAAGAACATGATGACGTTGATGCACCACCTGTGGCTGGCAGCGACTTGCGAGCTGTGGGCGTGACCCCAAGCGGTATGGAAGCAGACATTGCTACTGGTGAAGAAATGGCCGGCATGGATCAACCTGGTGCAGAAGGCATGACAGGACCGGGAGCAGCGCCTCCAGCAGCCGGACCGGGCGCACCTGGAACGTTATAAATAACAACATGCTACTGACAGAAATCTACAATCAACAGCCTCAAGCCTATCAGGACCTGAGTCAAGACAATAGTCAATTGCAACTCAACGACTTGCGTAAAACTCGATTGACCTTGCGTCAGCTAAACAAACTGCGTAAGATGAACGACATTCGTTCTGTGGAATTCAAAGACAAACTCAAACTGATACGCAAACAGTATCAACCCCCAGCTCAACCCTTAGCCTAATCAGTCGGCGAGAAAAAACAGCCGTTTTGAGGGTTAAACACTATAGTTTTTGACTGTTATATTAAATAACAGCACACTTTACCTATAGGAGTTTACCCAATATGAACCGTTTTGAACAATTGATTGAATACGTCATCAATGACGAAGAACAAAAAGCCCGCGAACTTTTCCACGACATTGTTGTGGAAAAAAGCCGTGCTATCTATGAAAATTTAATGGCTGAAGAAGAATTAGATGAAGCAGCCGAAGAAGAGCTAGACGAAGCTGAAGAAGACGACCTTGACGAAGGCAACATGATGGGCGGCGACGCTGCTGATGACCTAATTGACAATGTCGAAACTGAAGAAAACATGAGCATGGAAGGCGAAGATGATGCCGAATTTGACGACGAAGCCGAAGAAGCTGGCGACGACTTAACTGGTGATTTAGAAGCTGATCACGATGAGTTTGGCGGTAGCGAAGGCGGTAGCGATGAAACTGCTACCAAAGACGACATCATGAATTTGGAAGACAAACTGGATCAGTTGATGGCCGAGTTTGAAGCTGCTATGGGCGGCGACGAAATGGGCATGGGCGATGGTGACGGATTTGGTCCTGACGAAGGTGGTGATGCCATTGAAATGGACGACACCGGCGAAATGACACCAGGCATGATGGAAGCTATCAGCTTGAAAGCAGCCCCAAAGCCAGTTACTGCTGAACAAGGCAACGGCAAAGCAGGTCCTGTAGCATTTAATTCAGGCGCAACTGGTATGGCCAGCAAGCCAGTACACACCGGTGCAAACGAAGGTGGACGTCATGACACTGCTGCTTACAGCAACAACACAAAAGAATTGATTGGCAAAGTGGGTAACACACCTGCTCAGTCAACACAAGATCTCAAGCCTGCTACCAAGCCACATTTGGGCCAAGCATCAGGCGTGAACACAAAGAGCCCACTACCAAGCGGTCGTAAGGGTTAATTAAATGTCATCAAGATACCTAAGAGAAGATCTTACTTTTAGCCAAGCTAACATCCAAGTTTTGGAAGAAGCTGATGTTGGCGGCAAAAAGCACCTCTATCTCAAAGGCATTTGCATTGAAGGCGACAAGAAGAATGCAAATGAGCGTATCTATCCTAGACACGAAATTATCAAGGCAGTTGAAACCATCAACGAACAGATCCGTAACGGTAACTCCGTTTTAGGTGAAGTGGACCATCCAGACGATCTCAAGATTAACTTGGATCGTGTGTGTCACACAGTTGAAGGCATGTGGATGGACGGACATGCTGGTTGCGGCAAGTTGAAAATTCTGCCAACCCCAATGGGTGAATTGATAAAGACACTGTTGACATCAGGCGTGAAGCTGGGTGTTAGCAGTCGTGGATCAGGTAATGTTGATGACAGAACCGGACATGTAAGTGACTTTGAAATCGTCACTATAGATGTGGTTGCCCAACCCAGTGCTCCTAATGCGTATCCTACAGCAATCTATGAAGGTCTCATGAACATGAGAAACGGTCATAAGATCTTAGAGATGGCTAGAGAGTCTGGTCAGGACGACAAAGTGAAAAAGTATCTCGCAGGTGAGGTTAAACGCCTTATCCGAGAACTTAAAATCTAAGGAGAATGAGGCATGTTTGATGCTATTAAACCATTGCTAGATAGCGGATTAATCAACGAAGATGTCAGTAAGGAACTCAACGAAGCTTGGGAATCTAAACTGACAGAAGCTCGTGAATTGGTTCGTGCTGAACTTCGTGAGGAGTTTGCACAACGCTATGAGCACGACAAGTCAGTGATGGTAGAAGCCCTAGATAAGATGGTAACAGAAGGTCTCGCAGGAGAACTGGCTAACGTTGCTGCTGAAAAGCGTAACCTGGCTGAAGACCGTGTGAAGTTTCAACACAAGATGAAAGAGTCAGCTACAAAGTTTAACAGCTTTTTAGTTACCAAACTTTCTGAAGAAATTTCTGAACTGCGTAAAGACCGTAAAATGCACGCCGAAGGTGTCAATAAACTTGAAAACTTCGTTGTGCAGGCTCTGGCTAGAGAAATCACAGAATTCGCAAAAGACAAACGTGATGTCGTAGAGACAAAAGTGCGTCTGGTGCGTGAGGCTCGTGAAAAGCTAGAAGGACTCAAGTCACGATTCATCAAAGAATCTGCACAAAAAATGAGTTCTGCTGTTAGCCGTCATTTGAAGGCTGAACTGAACCAGTTGCAAGAAGACATCCAGGTTGCTCGCGAGAACAATTTTGGTCGTCGTATCTTTGAAGCGTATGCCACTGAATTTGGCGCTACTCACTTGAATGAGAAAGCCGAAGTTCGTAAGTTGCATGACACAATTGCGCACAAAGACAAGAAATTGTCCGAGGCAATTAAACTCACCATGAAAGCAAAAGTCCTGGTTGAGAATAAAGAGCGCGAACTGCGTATGATTAAAGAATCCAATGAGCGTGAAAGCACAATGGATGAATTGTTACGTCCCTTGAATAAGGAAAAACAAGAAGTCATGCGTAATTTGCTTGAAAGCGTTCAAACTAACCGTTTGAAAAATGCTTTTGAAAAGTATCTACCAGCAGTGTTGGAAGACCGATCAGTAAAAGCCCGCAAGGTGATCTCTGAGCAAGTATCCGCAGTTACCGGTGATAAGACAGTTCCACAAAAGTCAGATTCTGATGAAGATCGCAGCAATGTGATTGACCTCAAGAGACTGGCTGGACTGTGATAATAAAAATTTAGGAGACTTAAATGTCACAAGAACTTTTAGAAAGTCGCTGGGGCGAGACCAAAGAAGCTCTGCTTGAAGGTCTGAACGGCACCAAGCGCAATTCCATGAGTGTTATCCTGGAAAACACCAAGCGTTACTTGAAAGAGAACGCAAGTGCTGGATCAACCTCTTCTGGCAACATTGCCACACTTAACCGTGTGATTC